CAGTGGTGCATGTGGAAGGCGTTCCGCACGCACGCCGTCGTCTCCAACTGACGTAACTACCGCAGGCGGTAACATGCGTTATCGCCTGCGCTGCACGACCCCTGCAACTGCATGCATAGAGAGGACATAGCATGGTCGATCCCGACACCGACACCGACACCGACGACACGCAGCCGACCGAGACGCCCACCAATGAGCCGCCCGTGGACAACGCCGCCGATGCCGACTTCGACGCGTCGGTGCGTGGTGAGGACACGTCGCAGCCCGTCGATCCGCATGCCAACATCCTGCCGCGTGGTGCGCAGAACGCCGACATCGTCGCCGCCAAGCATCAGCTCTCGCAGGAGGCCGCGGAGAATGCCGGTCTGCCGCCGGTCGAGGACGACACCGGTGAGCCGGTCGAGGACGACGACACGACCGAGGACGACGACGAGACGGAGGACCTCGACGACGACGAGGACGATGTCGATCCCGACACCGACCCCGACGAGGAACCCGACGACCCCGACGCCGTCTGACGCAACAGGCCCATGACGCTGACAGTGTCATGGGCCGCTATGGTAGGAGAGGACCATACGCATGACGAAGGTAACAGACCCCAGCTTCAACCCGAGTGGCAGCGACAAGATCGCAGCGATCAAGCAGGCCGCGCTCGTGTTCGAGGACGCGATCAAGGCGAACACGCCCGTCGGTCGCAGGCAGTCGCTCGCAGTGACGCATCTGGAGACAGCAGCGATGTACGCTGTCAAGTCCGCAGCGGTCGGTGACGAGTGATGCCGCAGCAAGACATCAAGCCGCGCTTCGAGGTCGAAGCCGTCGCAGGCGTCGTCACCGTGACGAAGTACCGGCGCGATGCCGAGAAGGGCATCAACGAGGAGTACACCGTCGAGGAGCCGTATGGCTTCAACGTGTACTTCCCGAGCGGCAACAGCATCCGCGTGGCGACGCGCGACGAGTTGAAGCGGCTCGGCTTCGATCAGGCACCGGGCCTCATCGACATGGAGACTGGCGACGAGGTCAGCAATGGCATCCCGTCGCTCAAGCAGCAGGTGCAGCGGCGCGCAGGTGCGTCCCGTAGCCGCGCCGACACCACATCGGTGGACGCCAACCAAGGAGACTGACGATGGTGCAGTTGCACACGACCTCGCCGTTGCAGCCGATGGGGCACACGTCGTTCCTGCCCGGAGCGGGGTACGTGTACGACATCGAGCACCGCAGCGGCCTCGCCATGCCGACGCTCTATCTGTACGACATCGACGGCTCGCTGGCGTATCCGATGGGCAAGAGCATCCGCTGCCCCGTCGATGTCGGTGCGTGCGTCGCAGGTGGCGGGCTCGTCAAGGGCTACGACATGTACGGGCAGTACGTCGAGGACGACAGCGGCACGGTCGCGTTCGCGTCCATCGTGGAGGCCGACCCCGGTGCCACGTGGACGAACCAGTTCGGTCTGCCGTACCGCTATCTCGCCGAAGCAGCGACGCCCAACGCGGACGTGACCATCACGCCGCCCGATGACGACGCCGGTGACGCGCGCGGCACGTTCGCATTCGCAGGCACGCTGCCGGGCGAGTTCGTGGTGCCGTACATGGTGGACCAGACGCAGACGTTCGGCAAGCCGTACAGCGACCGCATGAAGTCGCCCGAGTTCGACACGCAGACGCTCACCGTCAACGGCACCGTCACGTCGGCGGGCCTTGTCACCATCCCGATCCCATCGACCGGTGGCACCGAAGTACCGTGTCAGGTGCGCTATCCCGATGGCTTCGAGGAGTACAAGCTCACGGGCGCGACCTCGACGCACACGCTGTCGGAGCTGTGGATGGCGCAGTACGGTAGGCAGATCGGTGCCGACAGTGCGGCGCTCAAGCGGCTCGTCACCGTCGATCCGCTCGGCAACGAGTACGCGCCCGTGTATGTCACGCTGACGGGCAACGTGTCGCCCGACATGGTGGCAGACGAGCCCGAGGTCGATGCGGCGTCCATCGACAACGTCGAGCAGGAGGCGTTCACCGTGGCGTCGCCCGAGACGGACACGACGCCCGAAGCAGAGCCCGCCCCGGCACCGTGGGCGACGATGACGCATGCGCAGATCGACCAGCACATGCTCGATACGAACACGGAACCGCCGACTGGATGGGGCAGTATGTCGCTCACGCAGAAGCGTGCGTGGCTCGACGACCAGCCGGCTACGTAACGCGCTCCGTCGTCGGTGGTGCGTACTGCGGTGGCGTGGTGATCCTCTCTCACCGCGTCACCGCTCCCCAACGGAGGCGTAGATGGCGCAGACACTCTCCCAGCTAGTTCAGCGAACGATCACCCGACTGTCGATGGTCGCGGGCGTGTCCGTGCAGATATACGCTGAGGATCGCATCGCAGAGATGATCCAGCACAAGTTCATCATCGTGCGTGATGAGCTGTGGTGGGACGAGATGATGGAGTACGTGACGCTTACGCAGGATGCCAACGGGCGTCCCATCGAGAACGTGGTGCGTGAGCTACCGCTGGCACCGGTCGGCGATGAGATTGTCATCAACGCGTTCAACGACGTGCAGTTCACGTGGCGACCGGGTGATCGGCGACCGCTACGGAGCATGAACCGTCGCTGGAACCCCGCAGGTGTGCTGGTAGCTGGCCGCACGCAGTACGCAATGAGCGACGCAGCGAAGGTGATCCGCTTCGTACCGTTCGAGGCGGGCAAGCAGATGCTCGTGCGCTACATGACGTACTACGGCACGTTCAAGCCCGAGGACTACGTGCCGATGGATGACCAGTTGCTCATCCTCGGCGCAGCGTACGACTACCTAGAGGACGACGGTACGAACCCCGGACAGACCGAGAAGTTCCGCAACATGTTCAACGACCGCCTGCGTCAGCTCAAGGGCGCAGAGAATGACCGCGAGATCGAGCTGTCACCGATGCCGTATAGCAATGCTAACGGCTGGCAGGTGACTGCCTGATGTTCGCGTCCCCGCAGCTTGCCAACGTCCGCTCGCGTAGCAATGCGCTAGAGGACGCGACTGTGCGCGAGTTCAGCGGTGGCTGGAACGTCGTTGACAACGACTTGAACCTCGCAACGCGGTTCTCGGTCGTGCTCGACAACATGACGCGCGAGGAAGATGGCAGCATGGGCATCCGCTGGGGGACGCGGATGCTCCGTGACCTCGCCCTCGCGCCAGTGTCGATGACGGGCACGCAGTACGTGGTCAACATCACGTACTTCCAAGACAGCGTCGTAACAGTGTTATCAGATGGCCGCATCTCGCGCACGCTTGGTGACGGCACCACGACGGTCGTGTGGAACACTGCCATCGCTGCGGCACTCACCGGTGGGCCAGCAGCATGGGGCGCGACGGTGTTCGCGTCGTTCGCCATCTTCAACGGCAAGCTGATCGCGTGCAACGGCGTGGACAAGCCGCTGATCATCGACTTCACGAATGCCAAGCCGGTGCAGTATCTCGCGGACGAGGGCACGGGCACGAACGTCAACGTGCCCATCTGTCGCTACGTCGTCGCGATGAACAAGTACCTCGTCATGGCAGGCGATCCGCTGCACCCCGACCGCGTGCATATTAGCAACCAGAACACGAGCGGCACGTGGTACGGCGACGCGGCACCGAACGACGCGACGTACGTGGACCTCGGCAAGGTCGGCGTGCAGGGCGAGCAGGTGATCACCGGGATCAATCGGTACCGCGACCAGCTAGTCGCGTCGTTCTTCTCTGCGTCGGTGCTAGGCAAGCTCGGCATCTACTCGGCAGATACGCCCCCGGTGCATCAGCCCGACTTCAACGACGTGATCGAGGGCTATGGCTGTCACGCACATCGCAGCATGGTCAACCTCGGCAACGACCTGTTCTGCCTTGACAGCCTCGGCGTGATCAGCATTGCGCGGTCGCTGTACTCTGGCAGCACTGAGCCCAAGCGTGTCAGCGAGCTGATCGACCCAGCGGTCAATCGCAACGTGACGCGTCTGCTAGAGGCCGACACCGTGCTCGGTGCGCATGCTGTGTACAACAGCAACGACAAGCAGTACATGTGCTTCGTCCCCAATCACAGTGCGACGTGGCGTCGGCTGGGCGCGGACCCGTTTCAGGTGCTCGCCACCGACAAGAAGTCGCTATGGGTGCGCGTCCCGAACCATCCGTTCGAGGTCGGCGACATCGTGCGCTTCCGCAACGTGACCGCGTTCAACACGGTGACGCCCGCGAAGCTGAACAACGTGGACATCGAGATCGAGCGCGTGATCAACACGAACATCGTGCAGATCACGCCAACGACGGACATCACCACGGACCCGAACAGCACGCTGACGGGTGGCGGTGCGACGGTAGACTACCAGCCGCAGTGGACGGAGACGTACGGCTACATCTACACGTTCGTCAACGAGTTGAAGATACGCGCGTGGGCACGGTTCCGTGGGTGGCGGTGGCGCGCGTCATGCCGCACGGAGCTAGGCAGCGTGATCTTCGCAGACGATAAGAAGCTGTACACGTATGGTGACGGGAACAACCCGATCTACCAAGACTTCGAGGGCACGCCCGCCGTCTCGCCGATAGCGTTCGCGTGGGAGCTACCGTGGGCCGACTTCGACAAGCGCATGCACGAGAAGCATACGCGCTACATGCAGCTCGACACGCGCGGCACTGCGACGTTCACCATGATGATGTTCGTTGACGGGCTGTACAAGCTCGATGGGCTGCTTATCCCTAACAATGTTATCACCCTCGTCGGTGGTGACAACGGCGGCTACGGCAATGGGCAGCAGCCATACGGCGGTGGCAGGCGCACGCAGGACCAGCGGCTATACGCGTGGACGGCACGCGGCAAGCTGTTCAAGCTACGCTTCGAGGGCATCATCGCAGAGCCGCTGAACGTGGTCGCCATCTCGCTGCTGTACCAGAATGGGAGCATCAGGCGATGACCGGTCCCTATCGTCCGCGTCGGTTCCTGCCCGGCATCTTCGGTGCCGATGTGCCGTACGACGTGACGCTGCCACCCGCGTATCAGGCGCTCGCTGACGAGGGCAACGGTCCCGTCGCGGGCTACACGAATGTGTTCGACTTCAACCTCATCAACTTCAATTGGGTGACGTGGCACGACTACGAGTGGCAGAATTGGATACAGGTCGATGCACTGCTCAACACTGCCATCGGGTTCCTCAACATCAAGGGCATCTGGCGTCCGCTGACTACGTACACCGCTGGCGATGGCGTGTACGATCCGACGGACACCAGCAAGTTCTATCGCGCGAACGACGCGCACACGTCCTCGACTGACTTCGCGACGGACATCGCGGCAGGGCACTGGACACTTGTGACGGAGCTAGGCCCGCCCGTCGAGAGCGTGTTCGGGCGCACCGGCAACGTGATTGCGGCTGCGGGCGACTACGCGGCGTTCTACCCGAGCATCGCATCCGTCGATGCGAAGAACGCGACGCAGGACACGGCAATCACCAATGCTGCCAGTGCTGCCGCTGCTGCGAACACGAATGCCAACAATCGCGTGCTCAAGGCTGGCGACACGATGACGGGGCCACTCGTGCTGCCCGCTGCTGCACCGACGCTCAATGCGCATGCAGCGAACAAGGCGTACGTGGACAGCGTTGCAGGTGCAGCGGGTGGACCGTTCCTGCCGCTGACCGGTGGTACGTTGAACGGTGGACTGACGATTGACCTGACCGTCAGCAATCCGACCGGCAGCACCTATCCGTTCGCGGTCAGGGGCAATTCGGGGCAGGCTGTGTACGCCCTGCGACTGCTGAATGCTGACGCGTCGTTGGAGCGGCTCGCGCTCTACTCGACCGCAGCGAACGATGTCGTCCTGCGTAACCGGGCCAACACTGCTTCGACCGTCAGCTACCTGCAACTGAATGCTGATGGCAGCGGCCTCCTCAGCGCGCCCGCTGGATGGACGATGCCCGGTCCACTCGCGTTGGGCGGTGCGGTGCCCGTGCTGGAGTTCGACAGCACCGCTGCTGCATCACCTGCCGGACACTACCGCTTCGTGAACGACGGTGCGACGTTCATGCTGCAAGCTGCAAAGACCGCCAACTTCGCCACCGTCGATCCAATCTGGCAAATCCGCACCGTCGTCAGCGGTGGCACCGACACGTTCAACATCTACAAGGGCGTGAGCATCGGTGGTGAAATCGGTGGCACCACCGTCAACCTGAAACTCGACAGCACCTACCCGAGCATCTGGTTCGCGGACAGCACACCAGCAGGCAGTTACCCCAACCTGCTGCTGACAGTAGGCAACAGCAATTTCCGCTTCTCGCAAGGCGACGCGAACGGTGCCGTCGTGGCAACGTTCCTGTGGGCGTCACCGATTGAGGTACAGACGGTCCCGCTCACGAAGCTGGCGGCTGGTCATGGAACTGTCGAAGTCGGCATGGCGACGACCTCGCAGATCAAGTTCCAGCGCACCAGCAGCTACAACTACTTGCAGGTGCCTGACGGTGCTATCATGCGCGTCAACAATGCCAGCGGTGTGGCGTGGGCAACGGTCAGCAGCGCGTCCGGTTGGGCGGCGGGCACGAGCGATGCACGGCTGAAAGAGAACGTCGCTGACATACACTACGGCCTCGACACCATCATGGCACTGCGCCCGGTGGAGTTCGACTGGATCGCAGAGCAGCGGCACGACATCGGCTTCATCGCGCAGGAAGTCGAACCGCTCATCCCCGAGATTGTCGAGATATGGCCCGCTGATCCCGATATCGAAGGCGACCTCGACACGTACGCCATGCGCAAGGATGCAGTTGTTGCAGTGCTCGTGCGTGCGGTGCAGGAGCAGCAAGAGCAGATCATCGCGCTGACAGAGCGCATCACGTCGCTGGAGAGGACAGCATGAAGGACAAGATCAAGGTCGCAGGCTCATCCGCGTGGCGGTTCCTCGTCAACGGCAGCGAGGTCGCGCGCGGTGATGCATCGACGAGCGGTGACACGTCACTCGTGTTGCAGGTCGATCAGCCGTGGACGCTCACTGCGACGCCCGATGGTGTGCAAGACCCCGGCCCCGACCCCGAGCCGCCTGATCCCGGTCCCGATCCCGAACCAAGCGGCGACTGGCCTGTCATCCCGCAGTCGATGGTTGACACTGCGCTCAAGTTCCCGCTGATCAAGTACGGCAACAAGGGCAACAGCAACTGCAACTACGGTGCGCTCGGCACTGCGCTGTTCACGACGGTATATGCGTACATCGGCGGTGACGAACGCAGCGATGTTCGTAACAATGTTACGGCCATCCTCGGTCAGCTCACCTCCCCAGACAAGGGACCGTGCGGCATGAATGGCCCCGGTGCGCAGTTGGAGGCACTGGCGCTGACGTGGTTCCACATGTACCGCCGCAGCGACCTGTGGGCTGGTACGAGTGACAACGTGAAGGCGCGCATTGACGCCATCTTCCATGCACTCGCGCTCATCCGTGCGTGGGAGGGCAATGACAGCAGCAAGTCGCACGGTGAGTGGACCATCACTGGCATGAAGGGCACCGACTTCAAGGATGTCGGTCCCAACATCAGCTTCCCGATCCCCGCCGTGCTGATCCTGTGCGGTGAGTGGTTCGGCTACGACGAGCTGAACACGTTCCTCAACAGCACGAGCATCGCAGCGGTGCGCAGTGAAGTGAAGTCGGCGTTCGGTGGTACGAGCGGCAACCTGTACAAGACGCTCAACTGGCGCAATGCGGGCATCAGTGAGAGCGAGCAGGAGCAATACTACCGCAGTGACACGTCCGCTGCTGCACCGAGTGACAGTGACATCAATGCGTCGCTCGCGAACCTGAAATACTACGGCGCACCGATGACGGACCTCGCCAAGTTCCTGCTGCCGAACGACGAGCGCGGGCTGAACAAGGTGCTGCCGCCGTCCAAGCGCACTGCGGGCAGCAACAAGTACGTCGGGGTCAACCAGTACGCTGTCGATGGCGACAAGGGTGTGACCGTTGACGGCAAGAAGCGTGGCTACTGCCTCGGCGATACCAGCAAGATGCCGCACCATCCCGGTGAGGGCGCGATGGTGTACGAGATCAACGGCGTCGATGGCGGTGGCATCCGCAGCGCGATGGGCTATGCGTTCTGGACGGTGTACATCACCAACTGCATGCTGCTGCCGATGGCTGCGAACAGCAACATCGCGTTCGAGGACGACGGCGTTGACGACTTCATGGAGCGGTGGTCGCAGGCGTACGACATCATGTCGTTCTTCGACGAGGAGGACTACAACAGCATCGCGCACATCGGCACGAAGAACAACGGCGGGCCGGGACCGATCGTGTGGAGCGAGGGACGCGACAGTTGGCACCCGGACATCCAGTTCTTCTTCTGGGACGCCATCATGCAGATCGTGCATCCGTCGTGACACATGTTACCATCGCCACGCCGACAGACGCGCAGTTGCTGGCCGGTGTTCGGCTGGCGATGGACATGTGGAACGAGAGCCCGACGTACCGTGACATGCCGAAGGACGTGAACAAGGTCATCGAGTATGCATACACCATGCGTCAGTCGCCCGAAGCGTGCGTTCGTGTGGCGCTCGTCGATGACGATACGGTGCAGGGCTTTATCGTCGGCACAGTCGGCGAATATGGGTTTGCCCATGTCCGTTTCGCGACCGACGAGATGCTATTCGTTGCGAAAGACGCGCGGCGTGGTGCGGTCGCGAGAGAACTGATCGGCGCATTCGAGGCATGGGCACGTGAGCAACGTGCATCGCGCATCTTCCTCGGCGTCACAACCGGTGTGCATACGGAGCGCACCGAGAAGTTGTACAACGCACTCGGGTACGCCACCGTGGGCGTGCTGACGATGAAGGAGATAAGCTGATGTGCGGTGGCAAGAGCAGCACGGTCGCAGCGCCCGATCCGATGAAGGAGGCGGAGGCGCAGATCAAGCAGCTACAGGCGCAGTACGACCTCGACCAGAAGGCGTCGGTGGCGGCAGCGCAGCAGGCGGCTGCTAAGGAAGCGGAGGACCGCTCGCAGTGGACCGCGGACCTCGGTGCGTCGCGCAATCAGGCGCTCAGTGGCATCAAGAACCTGTTCAAGTCGAAGGGCGTGGACAGCAGTGACTACATGGACCGCATCACTGCCGCGCTCGATCTGGAGCAGGGCGGCAAGGCGTTCGGTGGTAGCACTGGGTTCAGCAGCTCGCTCGGCAACACCGTGCTCGACGACATCCGCAACGCGACGATCAAGCAGAACCAGCAAGCGATCAGCAAGTTCGCGCCTGCGGGCTACAGCGACAACGCGTTCGCATCGACTGCGGACGACGCGATCATCGACGCCATCCTCGGCGAGCAGTTCGGTGACGCGAGTGACGCGATCATGCGCGCACGTGACCGTGGCACGCTCAACGATGTCGGCTACGACTACGCGATGAAGAACCTCGGCACGCAAAGGACGGCGGCCAACAGCAAGTTGCAGGACATCGGCGGTGGCATCCTCGGTGGGTATCGCACGTCGCTCGACGACATCGTCAAGAACGCGAACACCGCTGCGGGATCGTGGGACTTCGGCAGCACGTTCGACCCGAACACGTACCAGAAGCAGCTCACGTCCAAGCAGAGCGACCTCTCGGGCGGCCTCGAAGGCGCGATCCGCAACGCAGCGGGCGGCGAGCAGTTCTTCGACATCGCGTCGCTGATCCAGAAGGGCGGCATCGGGCAGGGCGCGACCAACACCGGCATGGGCGCGCAGAGCGGTTCACTGCTGTCCGCCATCAAGGACCGCAAGACAGACGAGGAGAAAGAGCGCGGCCTCGGTACGCAGGGAGCATTCTGACATGGACCCGATCACCATCGCGATGCTCGCATCGACTGCTGCTGGTGGTCTTAGCAGCATCATAGGCGGTGTCGAGCAGAACCGTGCCAATCAGGTCAACGAGCAGATCAGCCTGCAAAACTTCTACAGGCAGATCGCTGCACAGCGCAACGCACAGGTGGAGGCGCAGCGTCAGCAGGGCGAGGCCAAGCAGGGCACGACCGACGCAGCCGGCAACCGCACGTACTTCGTGCCGGGGCGTGGCTGGGTCACGGACCTGTCGGAGAACCAGCAGGCATTGCAGACCGGCACCGAGCAGGAGCAGCTTCGTGCGCTCACTGATGACACTGCTCGTAACCGTGTTATCGCGGGGCGCAATGAGGGGCGGCAGGGGCAGGAGGATGCCCTCGCGTCGATGGCGCTGCGCGAGTTGCAGGGCGTGCAGCGGCCCGATCAGGATGCACTGCGGCAGCTATTCCTCGCCCGTGGTGCCGAGACGCGCAACGATGCAGCCGACCGTGCGGGCGAGATGGTCGCACGTCAGGGCATCCGCGCGGGTGGCGGCGTCAATGCAGCCGAGCTGACGCGTGATGCACGAGCAGCGAGCGATGCGCAGTCGTCTCGGCAGGCGGGCGTCGATGCGCAGTTGTCAGCGATGCAGACTGCGGACAGTCAGTACAACAGCGACATCGACCGTGCGTCGAAGATGTACGACTACTTCCGTCGTGCGTCCACGGCTGGTGCAACGCCCGTCAACGGCTACTCACCGCAGGGTCCGCAGGCGCGTTCGACGGGCAGTGCCGATCAGCAGCTACTCTCGATCATGCGCGGGTCGCCACAGATGGAGTACCAGTCGCCCAACTACGCAATGGGCGATACGCTCACCGACCTGTCGAAGCTCGGCATGTCTGCTGTCAACACGAAGCACCAGATCGACATGGACAACGAGTTGCTCAAGCGGTGGGGTGCTAACACAGGAGCGATCAGCTAATGGCTGTCCCGACGTTTCGCGGTCCCGGCTTCGGCGGTGATGTAGCCGGGCTGCTCGATCAGGTGCGTGCGAACAGTGCGTCGCGCACGCAAGCGGAGTTGACCGCCAACTCCGAGATCATGCGCAACCTGATGAACAATGCGCCCGAGATCGCGCAGGCATTCGGCGGTGCGGTGCCCGACAGGATCGCACAGTCGATGGGCGGTGCGAAGGACGTGTTGTTCGGTGGCGACTATGCATCGGCGATGGATCGTCTGAACATGCAGAAGATGCAGGCCGACATCGCGCGGCTCAACCGTGTCGGCAAGGGCGGTGGCGGTGGCAGTAGCGGTGGCGGCAAGGCGACCGAGTGGCTGATCCGCAACGGCCAGACAGGTGAGGAGACATGGGTCGATCCGTCCGACCTCGACGCGAGTGTGCTGTCGGAGCTGCGTGGTGCAGGTGGTGAATGGCAGGTGCTGCGCTATGGCCGTCTCAACAAGACGCCGAGCGGCATCAACGTGCCACCGTCTGGTGATGGCGGTGGCAGCGGCGACTTGGCTGGCGTCACCAAGGTCGGCGACACGTACTACGATGACGTAACCGGTCAGCCTGTCGAGTGACACGATGCCCACACCCCCTCCCGGAAGCCCTCTCGCGCTCGCACTAGAGCAGCAGCAGGCAGCGTCGAAGCCGGCACCGCCACCGGATAGCCCGCTCGCACGTGCATTGGAAGCACAGAAAAGCGGCGCGACGGTAACACCTGTTACCGCGCCGACCAGTGACGGGCCGATGCCGCGTCCGCGTGCAGAGACGCTGCCTGTGCAGATACCACGCGACGAGCCGACGCCCGATGCTCCACCGAGCAGGCCCATGCCACCGCCCGGTTCGCCTCTCGACCTCGCCATGCGTGAGGAAGGGCAAGAGAGCCTCGCCATGCGCAGTGGTCGCCGTGGTGTGCAGGAGATTGCATCCGCGCCCGGTGCCATCTCTGGCTTGTACGGCCTCGCTGGTGCGGCTATCGACAAGTTCGCGAAGGGCGAGCCGTGGGGCGACGCGGTGCTGTCTGACGAGGGCAAGCAGCTCATCACCGAGGCAGAGGCAGGTGATGAAGAAGCGCGACGCATCATCGCCGAGCACCCCGAGGCAGTGCTCCGTACCGGCTTGCAGAGTGCGATGGAGTGGTACAAGTGGGGTGGCGACATCGCTGGCGTCACGAACAACCCTGATGGCAGCGTCCCTCTCGATGAGGAAGTCGGCGGCGTGCTGCTCTCGACCGCCGCAACTCTGCCCGCTTCGATCTTCAGCAAGCCCGCAGCCGCGATCAACCGCGTGACGAACACCGCCGTACGCACGGGCCTCAAGGTCGCGCTGCGTGGCGTCGAGTTGGCGACACCGATGACGGTGCTCGATCCGGCTGCGACGGTGACACGCAAGGGCGCCATCATGGGCGCGAACCTCGGCGTCGGCATCGCAGTGAACGACGCAACGCGCGCATTGGCGGAGGAGCCGACCGTCGCAGGCATGCTCATCCAGCAGGACCGCGAGGACAGCATCACGTCCGGGTCGGTAACGCCTGTTACGGGTGTGCCAGATGCGGAGGCAGGCGACAGTGGTAGCGAGGTAGCGGCCACGGGAGCGGCTGTGGCGGGCCTAGGGGCGCTCGGGCTGGCTCTGCGACCGGGTGGCGCGGCACGGCTGGCACGTGGGGCTGCACAGGCCGGTAGCGCGCCTACCGGGGCCGTGGCTGCTATGGGGTCCAAAGTGCGCCGTGTCGGTGCAACGCTCACCAACGACGCAGGACTGCTAGTCGATGACGTGCGCACGACGGTAGGCAAGGCTGAGGCCGAGCAGTACGACACCATGCTCACCGCACTGACGCGTCACTCGAACGAGGCGACGTATCAGCGATACACGACGCTCGGTCTGCTCGGGCAGGATGGTGAGTTCCGCGTGCCACCCAAGACGGCACTCGACAATGCGCACGCATCGCTGACACCGCAGCAGAAGGAGATATTCCAGCTAGGCATGAGCGCGCGTCACGAGCGGGCCGAGCGTGGGCTGGCGCAACCGAAGCCGCGTCTCCCCGTCTCGGACACCGAGTTGCAGATACGCATCGACGCTGCTACCAACGATCCCAAGATCAAGCAGGTCATGGACGCGTACGACCAGACGGTGCGTGGCGTTGCTCGCTGGGAGCATGCAGTCGGTGGCATCGACGCACCAGAGCTGGCCCGTCGCTCGACCCGTGCATTCGTGCCGCAGATCGAGGCTGCTGACCTCGTGAAAGGCGTGCGCAGTGCCAAGCGCAAGGTGCAGCTATGGGCATCGCGCATGCAGGGCAAGACGCTCGACCCCGTTGAGATCGAAGGCGGTGGTGGCATCCGTGAGCCTGCCGACGCGATGTCCGCACTCGCGCACTACATGCGTGACAAGACCTCCAAGGTCAACGAGATGCAGGCGCGCAGGGCATACCTGAACATGATCGCAGACGCGCCCGACACGTCGTTCAAGAACGGTGTGCGCAGTGTCGTGCGCGTGCGTGACGCTGCCCATGCCAAGACGCTCAAGGGGTACGCGATCAAGGTGCCCGTGGACGGCAAGATGCAGGAGTTCCGCGTCGCTGATCCGCGCACGAAGCGGCTGCTAGAGTTCCAGCCGCATGCGGTGTCACCGACGAACGAGTTCCTGCGTCGCACGTTCCAGAAGTTCACCACCGGCAACTTCAACCCGTTGTTCGCACCGACCGCGCTCATGTACGACGCCATGTTCGGCATGCTCGCTGCCAATACCGACAAGGTGGTGTCGGGCTTCCTCGATCAAGGGCTCGTCAAGGTCGGTGCGCCATCGCTCGTACGTGCTGCGCTCGCCCCGGTAACACGTGCTATCGACACGCCACTGCTCGTGTTCGAGGGCATCATCGAAGGCGGCATGGGTCGCTATCGGCAGATGATCGCTGAGAAGATGGCGCAGAACGTGCAGATGCTCGGTGGCAACGTGACGCCCGTTGCTGCGGCACGTGCTGCCGACGCGTTCCTCAAGACGAAGTACGGGCTGATGCACCTAAGCGGGTACTCGTCCAATTCGTTCGCGAGCGACATCGAGAAGCTGAACCGCGTCGAGCGTGTACTCAACAAGACCGGGTACGTGGACATGCTCGACACGATCCGTGACGCGTATCGCATGGGGCTGTTCTCACGCAACGTGGCAGCAGCGAAGATGGCACTGCCTCCCGGTGACACGATCTCGCGTGCCACGTACGACCAGATCACGAAGCACGTGCGCGATGTCGCCAGTGACCCGTCTCGGCGTGGCACCGTGGACTGGTTCAACAAGACGCTGTCGGGCATCCCCTATGGCGGCGTGATGGTGCACTCGGTGTCGCACCTGTTCGCGCAGTGGAAGAACCCGGCTGCGTACAGCGTGGTGCTAGGCGTCACTGCTGCGAAGTGGTACTCCGAGGCGACCATGTCACCCGAGGCACGCGACTATGTGCAGAACAAGACGCCCGACTATGCGCGCATTGCCAACATGTACGTGGAGCTGCCGCACGAGGGTGAGCCGTTCGACGCTGGCAAGCATCTGATCACCATCGGCCTCGCACCGGAGCTAGGCGGGCTGACGACCATCGCATCGACGCTGTTCAGCGGCATGTTCGGTGAGGACACGTCCGTCGAGACGCCGATGGGGCAACGCATCATCGGTGCAGTCGGTGAGCTGTTCAGCCTTGGCGTGCCCGTGCTGGCGAACATCGCGACGAGTGCGCTCGGGTACGGGCAGATCAACGTCGGCGGCTTGGTACAGCGCGGTGAGCCGTTCCGTGAGCCGTTCGAGGATGGTGGCCTGTCGGAGCAGCGTGGCACGGGGCTCAATCAGGGCATCATCACCGACCGCGTGTACAACCTGCTCGTGTCTGCGCTCGGTACAAGCGGTCGCATCTGGGGCGAGGCCGCCGAGGTCATGGACAGTCAGGTAGAGAAGTACGACCGTGGCTACTTCGACGCGATGGACCGCGTGTTCGACGTTGTGCGTGAGGGCTACGTCGATAAGCAGATCGCACGGTACAACCTGTTCGACCAGTCGAAGCTGGTGCGTCCGCTTGGCACGCATAGCAGCAGCCGCGCCTACGAGATCGACGGTGCGTTGGAGCGCATGACCACGGTGATGCGTGCGCTACACCCGACGCTCAACGAGCCGCTCGATGCGGACATCCCGTTCTCGAAGCTCATCACCGAGATGCCGCAGAAGCTGTCGAACAAGGTGCTACAGAAGCAGGGCACGTACGTCGCAGAATACTTCGGCAGTCCGATGCACGCGCGTCAGATGGACGAGATCAGTCAGCTACGCAAGTCGTACCGTCGCATGCAGGGGAACAAGGACAAGGCCGTGCCCCTGCGCGTCGTCAACCACTCGCTCAACCGTGCGAACGACATGATGATGGAGCGGTACGGCATCGTGCTCGATGAGTACGGCGAGTTCGAGACGTTCATGCGTGAGAAGTTCGATGACCCCGACTGGACGCTCGACAGCTTCGTGGATGCGGTGGATGACAACCTGCGTAGGCGTCACGCTAGTTAAGCACTGCGCCTCGTAAGGCATCGACCTTCTCGCGATGCGTCGTCTTGTCCGTGCGGAAGTAGCGACGCGCTCTCGGCCCACCGCGACGCTGCCCGGTGCGGCCCTCGATGCCTATGCGCACCATGCCTAGCTCGTTCATGTACTCCATGACGATGCGGAAGTCCTCAGCAGACATGAAGTGTCGCACGCTTGCATACATGGGAGTGTGCGGTACGCCCACTGCACCTGCCTCGATCAGCAGGCGCGTGATTCGGTCGATGCCCTGTGCCATGCGCACCGACGTGCCACGCGCACTGAACACCTGCAACGCACCAGCCTTGGCGAGTGCGATCACCCTGATGGCTTTGTTCAGGTGATTGAGGTCGATGGCGAGGCTACCGTCGTTGATGGCGAGCGTTGCAGCTAGACGCAGCACGTGGCTGTCCTCGCGTCCGTAGAACGATGCGAGGAACGGATCACTCGTGAGCGTGTCACGCTGACGATACCACGACTGGTAGCGTCGCATGGCTGCGGGCATCAGCTCGATGCGCTCGACCTCACGTGCACGGGCTATGCACGATTGCAGCTGTGTCGCGCACTCGGTGATCGTGGTGGCTACGCTAGGCCACGGCACCCGCTGCTTTGGCTTCTCGGCATGCACGAAGATGCAGCGCGACGTGAAGCCGCCCTCGATCACGCTCGGGTTGACCGCACCGACGAGCCATGATGGCGTGCTGGCGCTGATGAACGTCACGAATGCGTTCTCGATCACGCGCTGTCCACGTGACACGCTGCCACCGGTGCGCATCTTCGGGCAGTCGTAGAGGTCCGTGAGCATCGCAGGTAGCTCGATGACGTAGCTCTCACGTCCGAGGAACGTGACTAGCTCACTGACGGCGATGCCGATATGCGGCTGCTGCGCTAGTCGGTCGAATAGATGCTCGGGCGTGGCGCGCCCTTCGAGCAGGTGCGCATCGCTTAGCACTTCGCTAACGGTGTCACGAGACATGCGTATCGCCGTGCTCTTGCGAGTGACACCGCTCTCGGACACGAGCATCACGTACCAGTTCATGTGGATGGGCGAGTGCGGGCGAGGGACATACACCCCCCGCCCTACGCACGTGCCGAGCGCCCACACCGCTGTCCAGAAGTCGTACTCCGACGGCGTCTCCAACGGCGAGCACATGAGCATGTACTCGCCGATGAAGCTGTCGCGTGGGACGAGACGTGCGTAGTTCATTGTGGTAACACGTGTTACTCGATGTCCCGGTAGGATGGCGTGATGGTCACTTCGCTACTCTCATTCGTCAGCCGACGCACTATCTCTGCACGCACTTCGCTGTCGATCAGCTCGACGATGCGCAATGCGAACTGATGCTTCGCGCCCTCGACACGGATGATGTGCTCGAACGTCGCAGCCGCTACCTCGTACGTGGTCGAGCGTGCTCGGCATAGCTGGCACCTGCGTCGTCTGCGGATGCACGAGACGTCGAGATAGACAGTCGGTCGGCTGTCGAGCACGTCGGTGAGATAGCCGTCGCGACACTTCGGGCACTTGATCTTGCCCTCCGTGCTCGGGTCGTGCGTTGGTACGACCTGTGCGTCCTCTACGTCGTCGGTCATGCCGCTGCCCTCATATCTCGCAGCACGTCAGACATCTGGTCTAACGTCTTGACTTTCTTGAGCGTACTCCACCGATGCACGCCCTGCTCGTCCGGTCGGCTGACGGCGAGGTCGGCAGGGATGATGAGCGGTCGCCCGTTCACCATGATGGGAGCCTCGGCATGGAGCTTCATCACCCGCGCAGCCGTTAGAGCATCGTCACGGTGGACGAGGGCAATGAGCGCATCATGGATGTTCAGCGCGATCCGACCACGACGAGGCCATGCATCGTCATCCTCTGCACGATATATCACTTCCGAAACGTGGTCGCCTATGGTACTCTGCGGCTTGAAGGCGATGATGCTTTCAAGTGCTTCCTCTGTCAGCCTCTCCATGATGCGAAGCACGCGACCCTTGGGGGATACGAGTTGCCGATGCCGACGAACCTCAGCCTCCTCGACACCCCACCACGTACGCAGCTCAGGAGAGGCAGCATGGTACAGGTTGAACGCTTCATACGCACGCGCGAGCGGAAGCCCGGTCGTCTCCGCGAGCTTCGGCGCCTGCATCCGGTAGTTGAGCCCGTGTCTGCACCGCTTGGCTACGAACCGCAGGGTGACGGTCCCATCGTCGTTACGGTCGAACGTGGGAACGTCGTCGTACGGCGTGCCGAACATTTCGGAGGCGAGCGCGCGATGGCAGTCGTATTCGCCATCGAACCGCGCACGCTCGAACTGCTCGATCCACGTCTCGATGTTCGCGAGCCAGCCAACGACACGCGCCTCTGCTTGTGACAGGTCGAAGTAGACGAACACGTAGTCGGGATCGGTGATCACCATGCGGTGCGCACGCTCGGGCCAGTTTTGCAGGTTGCCGCCACTGCCCCACATGACCGACGACGATGACAGACGACCGGGGGCGGACTGCACCCCGGTCTGCTTGTACTCGCATCGCACGCGACCGTCATGGTCGATCCGCATCTCTGCGTAGGTGCCGAGGAACTTGGCGTCCTTCTTGTACTTGTCGAGTGCTTCGAGCATCGCACGCGCATCAACGCCCGTCTGCGGATGGTCGTGCATCCGCTGACGGTTTACTGCATCGGTGCTGCCACCACGCCCGACGAGGCGTAGCTGCTTGAAGAATAGCTGCGCGAGTTGTACCGGGCTGTCGGGGTTGACGACCAACTCAGCATTGTGCGTAGCCTTGCGTGCTGCTGCTTGGAACGTTTCTCGTAACAGTGCTACCTGCTCAGTCAACTCGCTGGTGAGCTGCTCCTTGAATGGCGCATCCACGCGCAGACCTGCGACGGTCATACGCGCGAGATGCGGTTGCAGTCGCATGACGTGGTCGAAGAAGAACGCCGACTGCCCGAAGCTGGCAAGCTCGTTCTCCATGCGCATCTGACACGCACGCGTGATGCACACGTCCGTCACGTTGTAGCGCCAGAACACGTCGATGTCGCCACCCTCACGCCACAGCTTGCCATCGTCCTTGTAGTACGGATGGTCGGTGTACTGTGCAGTGAGGAAGCCGAGGTTGTGCGGTAGCTGCGAGTACAGCGTGTGGTGAGCAAGCATGGTGTCGAACCATAGCGGCTTGACGCGGATGCGGTCCTTGAACCACAGCCACGTTGTGTCGAACATGCCATTCTGCGCCACGAACTGCGCCTGTTCCTGTTGGAACAACCATTGCAGCCGCATCCGTACGACGCGCTCGTCCTCGCATGACCACCGATTGTGCTTGGCATCGCGGAAGTTGATACACATGCCCTCGTGCGGATTGTTCGCGAAGCCGACGCACGCAGTCTCACCGCCCATCGTCTCGATGTCGAACGCGATGGGCAGACCGCCCTGCGCCATCTCACGTATCCACTCACCTGCCTGCGCGGGCGTCGGGTTGATATGCGCAGTGATCGTGTGCGGCTTCCACTTGCCCTTGACCACGCGGTCGAGCTTGTGCAGGTCCATGTTGAACACGGGCTCGGTCTTGGGCTCGCGTATCACGAACGCAGGGTTGTACGTGATAACACCTGTTAGCTGCTTGCGATTGACGATGGGCATCGCATGCTCGAACGTCTCGACGTAGCGTAGCTCGAACGGCACGACGCTGCCACGCCACTGCATGATGCCCGTCTCACCTGTGAGCGCCTGCATGGCTGGGCCACCGAGGATCAGCACGGTCGTGATGTTGGGCAACTGCGTCAGCTCCCAACGCAGCAGCTCTTGCCAATGCTGCAACTCAGCGGCACCGATCGCAGTCTTGTTGTCGTTGTACGAGATCAACTGCCGTTTGACCACGTTCGTGATGTACACGTCCGTGCGTTTGACACCGTACTTGCGTAGCTGCGACCACAGCACCTGCCCCGAGCCGCCTACGAGGGGCATGCCCATTGTCACTTCGCGCTCGCCCGGTGCCTCTGCGACGATGGCGATGCGCGCATTGATGGCACCATCGCACGCGCACTGCACGGTGAGGCCCAACTGCGCGCACCGCTCACGGATGGCGAGGTTCATGTCACGTGATGACTTGATCATTCGCTGCCCTCCGTCAACACGTGCAGGTCAGCAGCGATACGCTCCTCACGGCACTGACCAGCGATGGCTGCGTAGCCGATCATGTCCACGAACGTGTCCTCGTTGAGCGGGTCCGGTCGGTGGCTGCGATGTGACGCACGTGCGATCTTCGCCAGCAGGAAGCACATGGCTACGTCCTCGCCGTCGATGCCGCTGATATGCGAGCTGCCGTAGTCCGCGCGGATGCCGAAGTACGCACGCCACAACGCTGCGATGCCCGCATGGTTGGTAGCTGGGTCGCCGTACGCAGCCTGCGCGCTGCCAAAGATGGTGTCGCGTGCGAGTATCATCAGGTGCTCGGCTTGCGTCTGCTTCTCGTTGTCGTTCACTTGCGGTTCCTCTCGATGGGCGGGACGATCTGTACGACACTGTTCTGCAACGACCGCTGGTCTGCGATCACCGTCGCCGTCTTGCGTCCTCGACTGATAGCCGTGTAGAAGTTGCTGCGGCACTGCATCATCATGGTACTCTTGTTGAGCACGTACACGACGTGCTCCCACTCGCTGCCCTGCGCCTTGTGCGTGGTGATGCAGAAGCCGAGGTCGATGGTGCGTCGCGGGTCGATGTCAACGAGGCCACCGTGCTTCGTCTCGATCGTCTGCTTGTGCGGCACGTTGACGATGCGATCACCGAGGTCGATGGTGAGGTTGCTGAACGGGTCGATGTAGGTGATGACCCCACTCTCACCGTTCATAATGATCTTGTCAGGCGGTGTCGGTACGTACCCCTTCGATGGCTCACCGTCGATGAAGCGGTCCCACCAGTCACGCAGGTCGTACGCGTTCTCGGTCCAGATGATCTTGTCACCGACGCCGACACTGATGGGCATGGTGGTGTCCCACTTGTGTCGCTCCAAACGCACGCGCATGCCTCGCCCGATGGGATTGAGCAGGTCCTGCAACGCGATGTTCAGCTTGTACGTGCCGATCCACGTCTTGCGCGTGGCACTGATGATCTGGCCCACGTTCGTGCCGAGGTTGATGCCCTTCTCTAGCAGGTCCATCGCGACCTCGATCAGCGCGTTGACTGGCTGCTCCGTAACACGCATTACGAAGTCGTCACGACGCAGTGGCACCCGCCCCAAGAGGATGCGCTCACCGTTGATGGCGATGCCGCTGCCCTCAGTCGTACGATGCACGGTCGTCAGCACGGTGCCGTTGAACCGACGCAGCCCCGCCTGAAACGGGCTCTCCGCGTCTGCGCGATACTTGCCCTGCTCGATGGGCCGTAGCTGGTTCACGTCACCGAACATGCAGAGACGGCCACCGGGCGGTAGCGCGTCGATCAGATTGCGGTGCAGCTCACGGTTCACCATCGCGTACTCGTCGGCGAGCACCACCTTGTACGGGATGGGTCGGTCGGCGTAGTAATACTCGCGCTCCTCCGGGTCCCACTGCTTGATGTGCTTGCCACGACGGGGATCGGACTGCACGAGCACGTCACCGTTGTCATCGCGCTCGCCCGGTCGCGGGTATTCGAGCAGCCGGTGGATGGTTTGCGCGGGTATCCCTGTGGCTTCCTGTATCCGCTTCGCAGCCTTGCCTGTCGGTGCGCAGAGCACCACGTCGTAGCCTGCATCCGTCAGCGTAGTGTAGACCTCACGGATGATCGTCGTCTTGCCGGTGCCAGCAGCGCCCGTGATGGGCACGATCCTCTGCTGCATGTCGTTGCACCTGTCGATCGCCTCTTGCTGTGATACGTCCCAATCGAAGTGCCTGTCAATCGCTGCGTCAGTCACCGCCGTAGCCCCCTCTTGATCTTGCCGATGAACGTCGGATGCACGTTGTACTCCGCCGCGATAACAGTGTTAGCACGTGCATCCCTGCGGATCACCATGATCTGTGCATCAGTGAGCTTCGCCTGCACATGGTTCTCGCCGTGCGCCCATCGTCCACGCTCGACAGCGTCCTGTATATTGTCAGCGCGTGTGCCGGGGATGATGTGCGTTGGCTCGATGCACTCAGGGTTGTCACACGTGTGCCGTGCTACCCAACTGTCGTCATCGTAGTCGAGGCCGTACGTCTCTGCGCATACGAGACGGTGGCGATAGTAGTGTCTGCCGTCGATGAGTGTTTCTGCGTATCCTTTCCGCGTCTTGTATCCATGTAGTTTGCAAGGCAGTACCACAGTTGGCTGTGCATCGACAGGCTTTTCATCACCTGCGATGCGCGTGGTATCAGACATGTATTGCTCCTTGGTTGCGTTAGTAGCGGTCTAGCTCCTGTGCGACAGCGACAGTGCACCACCGAGCGAACTCGGCTTTGGACATGCCGAGCCGATGCGAGACACGCTCGATCAGCTCACGGTCGGTACGGCTAATGCGCATGCGCAGGTTATCACCGAGTGCGCCCAATGCGTGCGGACCCTTGGACTGCACGCCTCGCAGACGTGGTGTGTGCATCGGCGTGTTGATGGTGATAGCGAGTGGATACTGCTTCACGGGCTGCATGGCAATGTCACACCTTGTAGGTAGAAGAAAGGGCGGTGCATGCCTCTCCCATACACCGCCCTCGACGTAGGCTGGTAACGCGTGTTATCGCGTCACTTCACCATGACGCGGATGTAGTTCCGCGCGGTGCCGGTGTCGATGCTCTCCAGAGCATCCTCGGCCTTGCGCGTCACGCCGACGATCTCGATGCTCTTGATGTCCACGTCCTCGGGCGCGTTGATCAGAACGTAGGCCGGGCGCGGACCCGTGTTGCGATTGGCGGGCTTGCGCTTCGGCTTCTCGGTGGCGGCGGCGACGGGCGCGGCGGCATCGGCGGCCTGCTTCACTGCGGGATCGGCCATTGTTCGGTTCCTCTCTTGTGTTGCTGATGTTCACTGATTAGCCTAGTGATGATGGCGACAACGACCTACGATGTCAAGGCCGTTGTCGCCGTTGATGGCAGATTAGAGCGCCGAGACGCGCGTGATCTGCTCGCGGGTCACGCCCTCATAGGTGTCGTGCTCGATCTGCACACGAGCTTCGAGGCCGACCCACTCGCCCACGTCGATCTTCATCGACATGGTTGCACCGATGGCCTCGCAGAACTTGCGCACGTTGTAGCGTGACTGCGCGTTGTCCTCCATGACGAGGCGGCGGTAGATGACCAGCTTGCCATCGGGCGCTTCCTCCACAGGGTAGTCGGCGGGGTACTCGTCGGGCGAGATGTGGAACGCGACGGCGGCGTACTTGTTGCCGCTGTTCGTGCTCACCCGGATTTCCGCAGACTTGATCTGCGCGGGATACTCGCTGACAGGCAGCGGCTCGGGTGCCTCAGCATCCGAGATGTCGCTGCTGAACTCTACAATAGTCATCACGTCGTCTGCCACTGCATTCTCCTTCTAGCACTGGCGTTACGGGGCCTACATCGTATCCCGTTGTCACGCAGTTGCAAGCCCCATAACTGCGTGGGGGCAGCAGTGGCACACACTAGGGTTTGTGTGGACCACTACATCTTGTGCTTGCTACTTCGGCAGGCTCAACTTCTTGTAGCCACCGTCACGCCACGCATTGTACCACGTAGCGATGTTGTGCTCGTCATACTTCCAGTCGAACTCCGCTGCACCATCGGTCTTGAACATGCGCGTCTTGCACGGTGCACGCATGCGCACGGGCCTGATGCCGATGCGTCGCGCCTTGCCACTATCGTTGAGGTTCCAGACCTCACTGAATTGCACCGGTGCATCGGTCTGCAACTGCCCACCGAGTGAGATGGTGATCGACTGCACCACGCCCTCGTCGTTGCGTAATGGCTGTGCCTCGTGAGCGATGAAGATCACGTGCTTGCCATGCTTGGCAGTGACGCGCAGCACGTTCATCACCAGTGATGTGATCAGCGCATTGCGATACTGATACGTCTCCTTCGACGGCTTCTCGATGGTTGCACCCCGCAGCTTCTTCACGCTGTCGAGCACGGAGAGCAACTGCGCGTTCGTGAGGCTATCTACGATGAACGTGTCGTACTCGTCCATGACGGATGCGATGCCGAGCGGGTTCGTGTCGGCCTTGAATTGCTCAACGATGGTCGTCGGCGACGTGGACAGGTCAGCTACGAACACGTCGTCACGCCCGGCTACCGATGCGGCACCATCGGGGTCGAAGCTGATGAGCAGCTTCTTGCCCGGTGCGGTGCATGCGAGCGTCGTCTTGCCTGCACCCGATGGTCCCCATATCAGCAGCGACATGCGCTGCTCCTTCATCGTAGCAGGTGTTATCGACACGCCACCGATCTTGATTTCAGCGGCCATTCGACGCCTCCAGCTTCGTCATTGCGTCGGTGTACTCGATCATCAGGTAGCTGATCATGCGGCTGACCTCTTTGTTGATCTCCTTGTGCGCATGCTTGATGTCGGTGCTCTCAATCCTGCCCATACCCGCCTCGGCAGCGATGCTCGCCGCGAGCCATGCTGCGAGGCTGCGGATGCTCACTATGTACGTGGTGCATGCGATGCACTTCTCGTTCTCCACGATGGCGTTCACCATCGCATCGAGTACGCTCTCTGCGAACGCCTCAATGCCCTCGTGCTCGCTGCTGTGGTCATCGTCATCGCGTGGGATGTGCGTGTCGTCCAATGGCATCAATCTACTCCATCCTGCATGGCTTTCTCGGTCGGTGACGGCTCGCGCTCGATCATCTCGTCGAACATCTCTAGCCGCTCGGCAGTGTCGCTCGCACAGAGCGGTATCAACGGGCACGCTCGAAAATATTTGTTGCACGCACCCGTATGCTTGGGCGCCTCGGTCGGCTTCGTCTTGTGCATCGCCACGACTTGCGCGAGATGCAGCAGCCATGCGAGCAGGTCGCGGAACTGCGCAGGCTGACGAGAGACGATCTCCGTCATCAGCCCACCGCTGTCGTAGGTGCGCGGCAGTGGGATCGCCATGCCATGCACCGCAGCACGTGTTATCGGCACGCCGAGTATCGTGGACAGCGCCATCATGTAGCCAGTTATCTGGTGCGATGTCTGGAATGACAGTGCCCATGCTTCGCCGAGACGCGACGCGGTCTTGTTCTCGTCTAGCACGAGGCTACCACGCCGCCAATGCAGGCCGTCAGCGGTGCCGATGAAGCGCAGTTGCAGCTGCGGCTCTACATTGTGCATAGCATACGACACCGTCACGTCGAGCGGTATCTCGATGCCGACACGCGCACGCGGGTTGTCCTTGTCCTCCACCCACACGTCGTGCTGCCAATCGACACGGTCGAGATACGCGATCAGCGCCTCCTCGATGTTCGTGAACGTGCGTCGCTTGTCCATCGGGTCATCGTAGAAGCCGCTCGTGTAGAACGCCTCTAGGCAGAAGCGCAACATGGCGTTGCGCTTGTCGTCACCTGCCTCTAGTGCAGCATTGAGCATACTTAGGTAGCGGTCCTCACCGAACAGGCGCACGCTGTGGTAGCCCATGTGTGCGTCAAGGCCCTGCACCCTGCCGATCTGCCACAAGCGTGCAGCGGCGTAGGCGTCGTGTGCCGCACTGCCCGCCTCCAGCGCCAACGCCCTGCTCGCGTTCCTGAACACCCTGTTGCTGACATACGTTACGAGGCCGTACGTCGGGCAGGTAGCGATGGCATTCAGGATGCTGTGCGAGTACGCAGGCAGCGATGTGTCGCTCGTCGGCGTCACTGACACCGTCTCGAAGTCGTCTAGCTGTAGCATTGACGCGGTCCCTTAGTGCGATCATCAGGTGCGGGTCACGGAAGAATGCGCGCCCGCGTGTCTTGGCGACGGCGTAGAGGACGAGTGCACTACGTAGCGGTAGGCGGGAGATCGCTGTCCTCGCTGCCAGTGCGTTCGCCACGTAGACGCTCGACTTCCTTCCTGATCGCGCCCGCGCCATCGGTGATCTGCTCCATCATCTTCGCCATCTGCAACTGGATGAGTGCAGCCTCGCGCAACTGCTGCTCCTGTGCAGCCATGCGCTCGAACAGCTCGGTGACGAGTGCGATCATGCCGCGCTCGACGCCCTTGTTCAAGATGATCATCTGTATCTCGGTAGCACGTGTCATCGTCATTCCAGTCCTAGTTCGAGTCGCAGCGCACGTATCTTATGCGCACGCGCCTCCGCTGCATTGATAGCCTTGTCGAGCCGGTCAACGTTGTTGGCAAGCATCTCTGCTTGCTTGACGAGTTGCAGCCGCGCGCGATCATCGCTCGCAGCCTTGGCGTCCACGAGTGCTTGCTCGTAGATGCGCACAGCCTTGAGACGACGTTCACGAACGGCATCTATCATCGCGTCGATGTCATCACTCGACATCGTCATCATCGTGTGGGGGGATATGCATTCAGGGATGTCGTTCATGCGACACCCATGTATGCGTCAAGCTCTGCCTTCGCTTGAGCAAGGGCAGTCTCGTATCGCGGTGCGAAGCTACTAAGCGTAATCGTCCGCGTGTACTCAATAGTGTAGACCCAATCGTTAATCTTCGGGCGATGCGTGAGCGTGATCACCGCACCACGGTAGCTAATGGACCGTGGCTGTAACACTGTTACCGACGCCGGCATGTCTGTGCTGCTCCTTCTTTTTATGTATGCGTGTGCGTGTGCGAGAGCGAAAGAGAGAACCGCGCATGCTTGCACATGCGCGGTGTAGCTATCAGCGACCGACGATCTTCACCCGCTTGGCAGGCGTCGCGAGGTCACTGCATTCCTTGAGCAGCGTATCGACCTGCTTGGCACTCATCTTGTGCTTCACCATCAACATGCTGCGTAGCTTCGTCTGGTCGAGCCTGCTCGCTGGCTTCGCAATGTCCACCAGCATCGAGTACAGCTCACCCTCGGCAGCGATGACGCTCTCGCCTTCGAGGTTCTTCTTGACACGCTCCACGGCCGTCTCAAGCTCACCTGCATCGAACGCGACGGTGAGCGCCGCGTCACGTGCCTTGTCGTGGCGCGCCTTGAAGTATGACATCGCCTCAGCCGTCACGTATAGCTCGTGCAGCGTCGGGTCGATGTTGGACTTCGTAGGCGGACACGCATGCCCGTTGTTCTTGCCGATGGCTTCGAGCGACTTGCGCAACTTCGCGCGTAGCATACCAATGTCGTTAGGCATTTCGTCATACTCCATGTTGACGTGATAACACGTGTTACCCACGTGGTCGGTGCCACGAACGCACCGAATGGGGCACCGAAATGCCCCATTCTCTAGTATACACGCATCGACGCGTTATGTCAAGGGCGTGCGCAGCGTGACGATGGACGCATCGTCGTCATCACCGACGACGAACACGCGCGGTGCAGCGAGCACGTTGGTCGCCATCTTGTCGGCAGTCGCCATGAGCATGCGGCTGTACTCGACGCCGATGTTCAGCAGCTCGGCCTCCGTTACCATCGCACGCAGCTTGGCCTGAAACTGCGCACGCCGCCAGTCGTCGTGAGTGGGCAGGTTCAGCACCTCGGTCGCAGCCGCACGCATCGTCGCGCCGATGTCCGCAGCACTGCCCGTGTGCTTGATCGTGTGCGCGTTGTTGTAGTCAGTGTCGCACACCATGAGATGCACGTTGATCGCGGGGCCGTGGTCCTGTCGATACGCCACGTCGTTCGCGTAGCCGTGCTTGTAGCCCTTCGCATAGAGCAGCGCCCACATGCTGTCGATGCAGCGCAGCATGCCCTTTATCGTGGACACGGCCTCGAACTGCTGCACGGCGCTACCAAGCGCACGCTCTAGCTCGGGGATCGTCTTGGTGGTGTCAGTCATCTCGCAGCATCTCCTCTACTCGGTGCTGTTGCTTGTCGATGTCGAAGCCCTCGATCATCGACGTGATCGAGGCAGTCAGGCGCTTATCGTTGTATGCGAGGCAGTACGCCATGTCACCTGCCTCGTTGTGCGTGATCGTCGCACCGATGACGTTGCCCTCCAGTCGCTCGACCTCGAACACGAAGCCAGCAGCGATGATCGCTCTCGACTTCGCGTATAGCTCTCGCGACGTGGTCGGCCACAGCAGGTCACGCTTGCGTCCACGGGGACGTACGTACTCCGTGAACGGTATCTCGTACTTGCTCTCACTTGACACGCGTCACCGCCTTCTCGGGCACTAGCACCGTGTTGCTGTCCTCGATGTACACGCGCTCCAATTCGGTAACGCGTGCTATCACGTCGGTGAGCGCCTCCTCAAGCTGGTTCATGCGTGCCATCAGCACAGGCACGGGCACGGCACCGCCCAACGCCTGTGACTTGAACGTGATGCCTGCCTCACGTGCGATGGTCTGCACTGACGACAGGCTCACGTCACCGCTGTCCTTGCCCAGCATGTGCGCGATCTTGGTCGCATAGCTGACGATGCTAACGACCTCGATGATGCCATCGACCGCGTCTGTCTCCAGCATGGCGACGACGCGCACCTTCTCCATCAGCGACAAGTTGCGCTTCCGTCCGGTTGAGATGTTGGGCATGTCGTCACGCGGCGCGCTTGGTGATGAACGCTGTGGCGGCGCTAATAACGCGCTCAACATGGCGACCTCGCTCGATCCTCGTAACAGCTGCGTGGTCGTTGCCGGTGTCTCGTACGTCGTCATGGCTCGCCCATGCGGTTAGGGCACTGTACAAGTGCCAGAGTGTCGGGTTGGTAACAGTGCTACCGCTGCGTCGATTGCGCTCGATGAGCGTGGCGTCGAGCAGCACCTTCGCATGACGCTCCGACATCAGGCTCTTGCTGACGAGATGCTTGAACAGCGGCTCCTCCTGCTTGTACGCGATGCCAATGCGCGTCAACTCACGCAGCCGGTCGGTGTGCTTCGTGAACAGGTTGATCGAGCCGACGAGCCAGTCATCTAGCCCCGTCAGTGACAGGCCACTGGTATGCTTGCGCACGGCCTTCTCGTGCACGCCCGTGATCATGCCGTTCGAGCAGAAGAAGTCGATGGCACCGCTGATCAGCTGCACGGCCTTGCTGCCATAGCCGTTGCCAACGATGATCTTGAACGCGATGTCGCCACCATCGGCGATCTCGCAGCGGATGGACGGGAACGTGTAGTGCCGAAAGCAGTCGCGCCCGTTGTACGCCATGTCGTCGCGCACCTGCACGTCACGCAGCATGCTCGGCTCGAACTTGGCAAGCATGTGATGCTCGATGTGCTCATGCAGATCGCGGTTGAGCACGACGCGGTAGTTCTTGCCTACCGTAGCGAGCACGGTCGGCTTCTTGTCGGTCACGCGGACCAGCTTCTTGACGTTGTCGTCCTTGTGCCACGCGCCGTGCTTGTCCAACCAGCCATCGGGTCGCTCGATGACCGGGAAGTAGAGCGTGCTGTCTTGCGGGAAGGGCGACACGCGATTCGTGATGTTGATAACAGTGTTATCAGCGTTGTGCATCGTCGGTGCTTTCGTGTGTGGGGGTGCATGGACGTGGCTTGGAGCCCCCTCTCCAAGCCAGTATACTAGTATACCCGCAATGGGACACTATGTCAAGCCCCTGCATGTGCGTCAGATAAGCCCCTTCTCATGCAGCAGCCACTCAGGCGCAGTGAGCTTCCATGTCATGTGCCTGACACGCTCTATCTCGACCTGCGACTTCGGCACCCACTCAGCATCATCGCGCTTGCCTGTGACGCTCACAAGCAGACCGCGCTCTGTCTCTGCATGCAGATGCACCTCGATCTCGTGTATGTCGTTGTTGGTCGCGTTCTTCATGGTCATCACTTCTCCTGTAACAGTAGTTGATAATGGGTTGACACGATGTGCGCACGTGTCACTGCCGTGCACCTTCTGCGATCTCCGCTGCGGTGGGATAGTCGTGCGTGCCTGTGTGTATCTGATCGTTAGCAATGCGCGTAACAATGCTACGGTCAACGGCGTACAGCTCGCCGATCTCCTTGTGCGTCTTGCCACCACGCATGAGTAGCACGCGGATGCGACGCACCACGTGAGCGGGCAAGCCGTGCCTGTCGCGCTCGTGCATGTCGTCCATGTTCTGCTGATGCGTGCCTAGCTCGAAGTGCGCAGGGTTGCAGCATAGGCTGTTGTCGCACGTATGCCTGATAACCATGTTATCAGGTATCGCTACACCGTGCACGAGTTCGTAGACCAATCGTGTCGCAACGAACTTCGTGCCTCGGATGGTGAAGTACGGGCGTGCCTTGCTCGTATCGCTCATCACGCCGTCGCGCATCTTGCGAGAGACGCCACCGGGCTTGAGCAGCCAAGGCCAGCAGGCATCGGGGCCGCCTGTTGCATCTATGTGACGGAACACGTCCATCGGCTTGTTGCTGCGATCCTTCGCCATTGACAACGGCCTCCTTTGCGTCTATATACACGATCAGTCGAGTGGCCGGTGCGCATCGCCGTGAAGGGGACGGCGACATTCTCCTTAGCGCACCGGCACTTGCCTCCCTCAGTTCTTGTTGTTGAACACGTTGATGTGCTCGGCAGCAGCGTCCTCAAGCTCCTGATCCGTGACCACGTGCGGCACCTGCATGCCATGCTTGCTGTGCTGACGCTGCATGAGCGCGCTCGACACGGCGTGTATCAGCCCGCCGCTGACGACTGCCGGGATCGGCGTCTGCGTGAGGATTTGCATGAGCTGCTGCGCCTGCGCCTCCGTGACGGTGATGGTGATGTTGTCCATGCGTATGCTCCTGTTGGGATAATGCCCAAGGCATGATGGCATGCCAAAGGCCCACCGTCAAGCTCGCGCGTGCGGTGGGCCTTTGTAGTCACTCGATCCAGTCGAGCTTCTCTCGCGTCATAATGAACGCTTCGTAGCGTGCAGCGGGCTCGATAACATGTGCTATGGCAACACGTGCTATCAGCTGCGCGCGTGCATCGACTATGCCTGCATCCCCATCACCGATGGGGATGCGTTCGACGATGCTATCCTCGTCGCGGTAGTGCTTGTGCAGCTCATACCACCTAGGCATCGTGCCGCTTAGGCGGGTTGAGCATCTCGTGGTCGTCACGCGCGAACTCTGCGCCTGTCACCTGCGTCAGTACGTTGAACGCCTCAGTGTCGCAGAACGCAAAGCCGTCTGGTGGCAACGGTGCGTCGATGATCATCTCCAACGCACTGTTGCGTATGACGGCGAGGCCCTTGAGGAAGAAGATGTGGCCCTCCTTGCTCACATGATCGCCGTCTGCACTCATCGTCGTCTGCTCGGGGTCGATCTCGATGAAGAACGTGCGCCCCGTATCGACAACGGCCTGATGCTCTTTGCACAGTTGCAGCCCCGTCAGCACGCTATGGGGCAGCACCTGCTTGAGCTGCTTGTGCAGGAGCACGCCAACAGAGTGACGCTCCCTGCACACCGGGCAAAGTTTTTCTTCTATTGCCACGTGGCTCTTGTCTGTGCCTGTCACTCGGCGCGCTCCTTCGACACGACCCACAACGCACCACGGACGTTGGCGTGCAGGTTGTTGAGCGCGGGTTCGAGGTCACGCAGCTCACCAATGCACACGTCCACGTCATCGTTGATACCGGACGTGCTGTCCACGTAGTCGGTGAGCAACGCCTTCGCTGCATTGAGCGTGCGCGACACGCTTGCCCAATTGGCGAGCACGGTCGCGTAGTCAGCCGGTAGTGTCACGAGGACATCCACCGACCGGTTGAACTTGTGTTTGCTCATCGCTTCTTCCTTCCGTATGCGATCATCAGCTTGCCGATGTCCTCGTACAGTTCGAGGGCTTCCATCACGCTGATGATCGTGCGCCACATCGGACGCGTGGTTTCGTAATAGGCGAGCCTGCTCACGGTCGCGACAGTCAGGTTGGCCTTGAGCGCGAGGCGATTGAGCTTGCCGCCTTGCCTGATGTAGTCACGCACGCGCGCATTGACCATCACGCGTACTTGCTTCGTTAAATCGTTGTCCAAGTCGGACAGATTGCCGACGTGCGACTGCTGCTTGACTGGCAGCTTGATGACCTTGGCACTCATGCGTTGTTGCGTGCGTATAGCCTGTCGTGGTCCGCGCAGATGACATCCCAATGCGGGGCACCATCCGCGATGACGTTGTCGATTGCCTGCAACGCTTGCTCGCGCGTCACATTGTACAAGCGGTACCAGTGCTCGTTCGTGATGACCTCATGCACGGGCGTGTTGTCGTCACGGCAGTAGAACAGTCGCATGCCCATCGCACGGTCGAGGCCAAGCCAGTCACTGACCTGATACTCGGAGAACGTCGGTTGCTTCTTGTTCTCCAGCGACATGAGGAACGACGCCGTGCCACCGATGCACATCGCAGTCTCGCAGGTCGGCCCATCGCCGGGCACCTCACCGATCCACACGGTCATGTTGAAGTTCACCTCGTTCTCGACGTAGTTGCGCACTGTCAGCATGCGCAGTTCGTTGCAGTGCTTGTTGATGATGGTACGCATCGTGTTGATCCTCTCTAACACGTGTTACGTCAGTCCAGTCGTGCCATGCGGAACGATCCATCGCGTTGGATCACCGCTGTCCACGAGTGGTCGAACATGACGATCGTCTCGTCACGCAGCTGCGTGCGACTGCGCTCTCGATACGCTGGGTCGCCCGGATAGCGCGCACGATAGTCGTCACTGGCCTCGCCAACGACCGGGCCACCGCCTGCCAGTGACAGCGTGAAGCCGGTGAAGTCGTGCCAGCCACCGCCGTGCGCGTAACGCTCGTTGATCTGCGTGACGGCATCGCGCTCGTCATTCAGATCGAGAAAGGATGGCAGGAAACCTGCCACCCCCTCGTTTGTCCAGCGTGGCCTCACGCGGGCACGCTCTCGTCGGACGACGTGTCGTCCTCGTCATCGCTGCCCTCGTCGCTCTCGTCGCCGTCGCTCTCGTCGTCGGCCTCGTCGCTCTCGTCGCTCTCCTCGATCGTCTCGACCGACACGATCTCGAATTCGCCCTTCAGAGCCACGTCGCTGTTGTCAGCGTCGAACAGCGCCGTCTCGATGATGGCATCGAGCGCGTCCTGCGGGCTCTTGCCCCCCTTCTCGTCATCGAACGCGCCCTTGTACACGTCGATCACGTCCTCGTCCTTCAGCGTGAGGACGACCGTCACTTTGATGTCTGCCAATTGCAGTCTCCTTGGTAGCACGTGTTAGCTGATGGTCAGCACCGTATCAGCACCGGCATAGGGCCTGCCTCCGCGACGCGGTAGACAGGTGTGAAATCGAGCGGAATGCCCGACTTGGGGACGTTCTGCGTCCACCGCAGGACACGAGGCGTTGTGGCCGACCGAACTCGCGCTCGTCGGCACCACGTCTCGTGCCCATCTCGTGAGAGTGTGCCACAATCGGCACACCTATTCGTTGCTAACTGCCGCCGCATTAAGGTGCGGTGACGCGCACCAGTAGTGCGGGCGTGTTGAACGCCTCCTCCATCGCCATGCCGAAGTCCACCAGCTCGGTGACGGGGGCCAGATGCACGACGTTCCAACGCGGGTCGTCATCGCAATTCGCGAGGCCCCACGCGGTCGCTTTCGTCTCGTCATCGAACGGGCCGAACACGCTGATACCGAGGTCATTGATGGCGATGATGTGCCACTTCTGCATTGTCAGTCTCCTACTGCCGGCATCACTACCATGATGTCCGTGGTTGCGTCAGGTCGCACGGTAACACGCGTTACCATGCCATTGGGCGCGAGCATCATGCACGTGCCTAGCATCTGCGCGAACGGAGCATTCCTATCCGCGCAGCTTGTCCACACCTGATAGGTGTTTTGCCCATCAGGTGTGGTGACACGCCACACAGTCTCCAGCCTAGTGCGCTGGGGGATGTATAGGCGTGTCGTCGTCACCATAGGCCACGACTGTTCGAGCCACCGCCACCCTTCTTACCGTCGGGATCGGTGAGGTCGAACGCCATGAATGCAATGAAGCCGAGCACGAGGAACACCTTCCACGTGAACAGCCACACTAACAGCCAGATGACGAGGCCGATGCCCACGCATGTATGCGCTGCGTTGAGCATGTCCTTCATTCGATGATCTCCACGAGACCACGCGAGAGGATGCTCGCAACGATGGGCGAGCACGTGCTGAAGCGCGCGCACTTAACACCGTGCGCGAACCAGAAGATGTCCCACGATGTGCCCTCGATGGGATGACGCGTGCGAACAACGCACACGTCCTTCGTGTCGATGATGACCTCGTGCATCACAGGCACCAGTGCTTGAGCGAGGCGCGCACCTGCTTGGCATCGTCACCACGCCACGTGGTGATGTTGCCGAGGATGTAGAGCGCCTGCACGCGCGCCTCCTCACCACGCATGCCGATACCGGCCTTGGCGTAGTTGACCGCGTAGTTGAGGGCGGGCTTGTCTGCGTTGCGCACAATAGCGCGGCAGCAGTCGTCGAATGACAGAATGGTCATGGCTCACTTCCCCTGCTTGGCGAAGTAGGCTGCGTCACCCGCATAAGCGGCGCGCATCGCGATGCTGATGTGCTCGACATCGACCTTGTGCGCGATGGCGAGCGAGACGGCCATCGACTTGGCGAAGTCCTCACCGTGCAGGCCGATCAGCGTGCTGACGAGCGTGAACAGCTGGTCACGCGTCAACGTGTAGCTGGTGGCGAGAGTGCGCGTGACAACAGCGCCACGCGACTCGGTCGGCGTGATGCTGAAGTTCCCGTTCAGCGTGTGAACGGTCTTGGTTCCGAAAGCGTTCATCGTGTCATGCTCCATGCTGACATTGTTGGTAGTGTCTCGGTAACACGCGTTACCACGTGCATCCCGCTCTGCTCTGGCTTGCCGTAAGTGTGCACGGCGTTACGTGCGCATTTCTACTTACCTGATAATAGTAGCATGCCTCGTATGCTAAGTCAAGGGCTGCGCGCGACATAATAACGCATGCTACCACGCAACGCAGCAACGTCCCACCGTGCAACGTGCCTGCTGACTGCCCAAACGCAGGCATGCATGCTGGTGTGCGGCCTGCAATATCATGCAGATAGCCTCGCACCCGTGACTGCGACTACTGCGGGCCTGCCCCTCGGCTATGGCCTGCCCATGCGCGTGCCTGCATGTGCATGCCTGTGCATGTGTATGCCTGCCAGTGCGTGCCTGCCTGCCTGTGGCGCACCGCACCGTGTGCCCGTAGCACGTGCTATGCTGGTGGCGAGCTGCACGGGGGCGGTGCATCGGCTGTGCATCGGCTGTGCATCGGGCACAAAAAAACCCCCGATGCCGAAGCATCGGGGGTTGGTAGGCTAGTCGCTGTTAGGCGGTCGCACCGGGCGCACGGACCATGCGCGGCTCCGGCTTGGTCTTGACCGCGTTCGCCCGGTCCTCTGGCGAGACCTTCGCACGCGTGGCGAGCACGTCGATGACCCGCGCAAGGTGCGCGATCGCCTCGCGTTCGCTGCGCTTGCTCGGCGTGCTGCCGATGCTTTCGAGCATGGCCGCGAACGCTTCGATGCGGTCGGCCAGCAGCGCGCGACCGGGACCGCCGACCGCGAGATTTGCGGCGGTCAGCGTGACCGACAACACGCGCCCGTTCGCGTCGGTCTTGGTCGCGTTGTCATCCGCGCCCGCGACGACCGCGCTGGCCTTGTCGTTGGTCTTGCTGCCCGACCGGTCACGCGTGGCTTTGGGCTTGCCCGCAGCCGCCGCGATCTTGGCAGCGCGGTCGTTGATGTAGGCGTCGGTCAGCGACCGGGCGACAAGCGCACCGGGCACTTTCTTGCCGTCCGAGGTCGTCACATCCGGGACGTGATGCATCGCCCACAGCACGCCATCGGGCGAGACCTTCATGCCCGCGCGCGGGAATTCCACGGGCAGGGAGAGCAGCACGCCCGCGAACTTCACGATACGCCCGCACGCGGATGCGACCGCGCGATCACGCGCCTTGGCGGCTTCGATGGTGCCAGCGTGGCCGAGCGCATCCAACGTGGCGCGCTTGGTCGCGTAGTCGGTGCGCGCGTTGGCAGTTTCGGGCGAGAGGGACGCAACCGCATCCATGAGGTCCTCCACCTTGGCCTTGGGCAGCGCGCCCTTGGCATGCGCGAGCAACACGTCGGGCGTGATAGCGAAGGCAACGCGCTTGTCGGTGCGCACGCCCTTGTCGGTGCGCTGGAAGCACGTGGCACCGATGATCGGCTTGTTCCCGAGCGTGGTGCCCGCGAGCATGTCGAGGAAAGAGAGCGTTGCGCGGGCGTTCGCACCGGCGCGCGACTTCTCAGCGGTAACGATGTTACCGAGATCGCGCCCGAATGCCGTGCTGGCGTCGGTGAAGGTTGCGGGTGCGGTCTTGACCGTGAAGGGTTTCGCGGTCGTCTTGGTCTTGGTCGCCATGTCGTCATGCTCCTGTGCTGACGTGTCTCGCGGGTGCACGCGCCGCGCCGCGCCGGCCGTCACCTGACGACCGAGTGCCTATAATGCGCCCGGTGGTGTCCTATGTCAATGGGTGCGGCACCATGCGCGCATGGCGTGGTAACGCGTGTTATCAGCACGCATGGTGCGGCAGGGTATCGCATCGCACGCCCAACGCATGCGTGGTGCAAACCGTGCAGTATCGGGACAGTATCGGCAAGTATAGATGCATGGGGGGCATGTATAGTGCGCAGCATGTGCAAGTATAGCGACAGTAATTGCAACCCCCGCCACAAGAAAAAACGGGTTGACATCGGGCGTGGCGATGCGCACGCAGAGGTCCGTCGTCACCCCCACCGGTGTCCTGCACATGTGCGCACATGCATGCACGCGACACGCCAGCGACACGCACAATGCCACTCCCCCGCATCATCGCAAGTGGCATGCCGCTATTTATGTATGGGTGTCATGTATATGTACGGGCGTGCTACGAGCGTGCTACGAGCGTGCGTGCATGTGTGCATACATGCCCTCGTACCACCCTTCCCCCGACCACCACCCCTATGGTACTGCGTACGTGGGTGTATGTCAACTACTACATATAGTAGCAGCCACCTGCCCGAGACACTATAAGAGCACGCCCGCGCGCGTACACGCATGCATGCACGTAGCATGTGCTATCACTATGCGTGCTCTGTGCATGCCCGATGCGTGCCCGATGCGTGCGCTGTGTCGGTACATGCTGCACGCTCGATGCGTTGTTGTGGGAAGCGTCCGCGCGTCGCATTCACTCCGCGCGGACTAGTTGACATCGAGCCAGATCAGGGCCGAGACAGTCAGACGCATGCCACCTACGCACGTCCTCGACAGGATGTCAAGCATCTGCTACAATGCCGCAGATCAGGCGCACATGGAGGCTGAAATGCCAGCGTATTCAGGGCTTTACGACGGAGTGTTCGGCACTCCCTACGCACCGATCGCCAAGCCGGTCCCCGCAATCAGCGGCATCCTGCGCGTCATGTTGCAGAAGCGCGGGCTGTACGGCTATGCGCGTGCATTCGGTGGAGCTGCACCGCTCACCGTCAAGGGCGTGGACGCCGACCGCAATGACATGCAGGTGCGCGGTGGCTGGGACTATGCGACGCGCACCGATGACGCCGCCAACAAGGTGACCATCACCAACATCGGTGGTGACATCAATGCGCTGGAGGACATCAACACTCCCGCCCTCCCCGATGGCGTCGCGCTCAACCGCACCCGCAAGGTGCATCTCAATCGGCAGTACGCCAAGGACGACGCCAACCTGCCCGTCACTGCGCCCGCACTCACCGAGCGGTACGCGGCCTGATGGACATCGCAGACATCGTCCGGCAGGTAGTCGGACAGGCAGCGGGCGGTGGTCAACCACAGCCGTCCGCTGTCAACCCGAGTGGCTACTCGCAGGCCACTCCGACCGGGACCGATCCCACGCAGCCGGGCGGTGGCGCGCTGCGTGATCGCTTCCATCAGGTGCGTGGCAACGAGTACCAGATGACGGAGGGCACGCCCCTCGCGCAGAAGCTCGCAGCCGAGTTCCTGCAATCACGCGGTGCGCCTGTCAACGCGCAGAACCTCGCCGTCGCGCAGCAGTACCTACGCGGTGGTGCGCTCGGTGCGATGGAGCAGCAGCAGAGCACCGAGAACGAGATCGCCGACGCAGCAATTGCCGCTGACGCCGGTGCCAGTGCAGGCGGTGGAGCTGCACCTACCCCGACCACAGGCACGCCGCCGCCTGCACGCCCGATGCCCACCACCGATGCGCCCGTCGATGCACCGGTTGCTGACGAGGGCAGTGGTGACAAGGGCGGGCTCCCGTGGCTACTCGCTGCACCTGCACTGCGCACGCTCAAAGACCCGCGTGTCCCGCCTATCGAGGAGATCAGCAACGCAGACGGCACGCCGAAGCTACAGCCCGGTGTCGCAGAACGCGCGGCAGCAGAAGCAGCAGCAGCCGCAGCGACGCCGAAGCCAGCCGATGTCGTGCCCGATCAGCGTGCTGCACCTGTTGCCGCAGCCGAGCAGCCCAACCCGTACGCAGGGCAGACCGAGGACGCAGCGACGCGGCCAATCGAGACGGAGGAAGTCATCAACGCACCGCGACCGCGTGATGTCACGACAGTGAGCGAGGCGCCGAAGAATGCGACGCAGGTCGGCAGCGTCGGTGGCAAGAACGGTGAAGTGCCGCTCATGCGTGGCGAGGACGGCAAGTTCTACGCACAGGTGGGCAACGAGTGGATCACCGCGAAGGACCGCTCCGCACTGCGCAAGGCAATCCTGCGAGCGTTCTGACGATGCCTGATGGTGATGATCACCTGCTAACACTGGCTGACGGTACGCAGATCAACATGCGTACCGGCAGGCCAGTGACGCGTGATGGCGTCGCACCGGGATACGTGGCGATCCCCAGCAACACCGAGGCGGTGCGTGAGGTAACACGTGTGCGTCGTCGTCTAGCAGACTTGCCCGAGCTAGGCGCACGCATGAACGTCGTCAGTGCCATCGCTGCCTACTACATGTTCGGTCTTGAGGACTTCGAGATAGCACATGCTACGGGCATGACCGAGGGGCAAGTCGGTCGCATACGCACTACCGACGCGTTCACGCAGATCGTTGACGCGATCACGCAGAACCTCGTCGAGGGGCAGGCTGCTGGCGTCCGAGACATGATCGAGCGTGAGGCCGCGAACGCTGCACGCAATGTCGTGTCACTGATGAGCAGTGATGACGAGAAGGTGGCACTCGTCGCTGCTAAGGACATCCTCGACCGTGCAGGGCATCGCCCCGTGGACGTTGTCGAGCATCGCCACAAAGTCGAGGGCGGCCTCGTGATCGAGTATGTCAGTCGCGGTGGCAACGATGACGTGCCGATGATCGACATGTCAGTGGAGGACGTGTGATGGCGATCAACACGTATGGCAGTGGCGCGTCTCCGAGCGTCAAGCCCAAGACGGCGATGCAGACTGCTGTTGCCAAGCAGAAGGCCGCAATCGCAGCGGGCAATGCGCCATCGCGTGCAGATGTCGGCAAGTCGCAGCTCGAAGGCTGGTACGCGCAAGAGGCTGCACGCAAGGCCGCCACCGAGGGGAAGGTGGGCAGCATCACGTCGAAGGCCGCAGCCGACAAGGCCGCAGCGATCACTGCGTACACAGCGAAGAACAAAGCAGCGATGGAGGCCGCACGGGCAGCAACATCCAAGCCGGTGTCGGGCGTTGCCACGTTCAATGCGAACAGCCTCAAGCCGTTGCAGCAGGTGACGGGCGTTGCGGTCAACGACGCGTTCGCTGGTGGCAACAACGCGACCGATGCGTTCTACGTCAACCCGCAGAGCACGCAGTCGCAGTACGCAGTGGGCGCACCAGTGGGCGGTGGTGACATCGGCACGAGGCAGCGTGCGACGACTACCGCTGCGTTGACGCCCACGACAGACACGCTCGGTAGCAAGCGAAAGGATCAGTTCTGATGGCAACTGTCGTTGATGAGGCACGCCCCGCCGACGAGGCAGTGGACGGCGCGACCGACGAGTTCGTGCAGCCGACGCCGCGTGACTACCCGCGCGAGTTCACGATCAAGGCGTCAGTCGCAGACACCGAGGCCGGTGCGCCGCAGTCCGCGTACCCGATCGTGGACCTGTCCGCGTTCTGGCTACCGAGCGTGCCGAACACCGCTCGACCGGCGTGACGCGATGGCGATTGTCCCCGACAGCGCGCGGCCAGCCGACATCGTCACGCACGGGTTCACCATCCGTGCCAGCGTCGCGGATGAGCATGTGCCGACGCCCGATGACGGCAGCATCACGCCCAACGTAGGCGGCTCGGTCGGTGCCATTGCACGCACGCAGGATGGCGTATCGGCTGGCATCATGCTGCCCGATTGGCATGCACTCGTGGTTGACGAGATCGTCGGTGACAGCGCGACGATGGACGCTGGTACCGTCGTCATCACCGAGGACGGCACGTACACGCTCGAAGCACGTGCCGAGGTCAGGAACAACTACGGCCAGTACGTGGTGTTCGGTGCCAGCAAGAACGGTGCCATGCCGCCCGTCGAGATCGCACGTGCGCAGTGCAACAGCAATGACTTCGTGTTCGTCATCACGCAGCGTGCGCAGCGGTCGTACGTCGAGGGCGATACCGTCGAGCTGTTCGTGAGCAGCACATTCCAGTGGGCGGAGTTCGCATGGCGCAACGTCGAGTTCATGGCGCTAAAGCAGGGCTCGTGATGCTGCTGGGTGGCTGTGCACCGACGCACATACCGCCCATCGACTTCACTGGTGCGCGCGTGATCATGCTGTGCATCATCAACTGTCCGTTGGCAGTGAACGTGGCAGACGAGGGAGAGATCGTGGATGCACTGCCCATCGAGCAAACGCACCTGATGCCTGAGAACGTCCGTGCTATCACCGAGAGGCCGCAATGAGCGTTGACATGAGCCTCGGCTACACGCGCACGCTGATCGACAGCGCCGCCACCGATGGCATGCTGCGCAATCAGCTTGCGTATCTGCTCGCCACTGCGTGCTGGGAGACGAACAGCACGATGGAGCCAGTCAAGGAGGCGTACTGGCTGTCGGAGGAGTGGCGCGAGGCGAACCTGTCGTACTACCCATGGTACGGTCGTGGCTTCGTGCAGCTCACGTGGGAGGAGAACTACGCACGTGCAGACAGCGAGCTGCACCTCGACGGTTCGCTCGTCGCCGACGCCGACCTCGCACTCGATCCGAGCATCGCATCGCGCATCATCATCACCGGGATGACGGAGGGGTGGTTCACCGGCAAGAAGCTGGCCGACTACATCGACCTCACGCGCAGTGACTACGTGGGCGCGCGCAAGATCATCAATGGCACTGACCATGCCAGCGACATCGCGAGCATCGCTGCTGACTACGACAAGGCGCTGCTCGCTGAGGGCTACGGCGTCGATGACGGCGATCCGCCACCGGCACCGGCACCGCTCGATGACTACGCAGCACAGGTGGCGCGGCTCGATGCACTAGAGGCATGGGCGATGTCGCTCAACTACACGCCACCGGAGGCATAGTGCCGACACGTCCGTATCGCATTGTCGATGGCTCGTTGCAGCAGCAGTTCTTTGCACTGCGCAGCAAGATACAGTTCTATGCCGGTGGCTTCGCTAACGGCAAGACGAGCGCGGCTGTCATACGCGGACTAGAGCTGGCGCGTGACTATCCCGGTAGCAACGGGCTGATCGCACGCAGCACGTACCCGAAGCTGAACGACACCATCCGCAAGGAGTGGCAGAAGTGGTGTCCGAAGCACTGGATCAAGTCATTCCCGACGAGTGCCAACGGTAGCAACACATGCACGTTGACCAACGGCACGACCGTCAACTTCCGCTACGTGTCGCAGCAGGGCGCGGTTGCGGAGGAGGCGAGCACGTCGAACCTGCTATCTGCGACGTATGACTGGATCATCGTCGATCAGATGGAGGACCCGGAGATCGTGTACAAGGACTTCACCGACTTGCTCGGTCGTCTGCGTGGCATGACTCCGTACACCGGTACCGACCTGACGATGCCACGTAGCGGGCCACGGTGGCTGATACTCACGTGCAATCCGACGCGCAATTGGGTGTACAAGTACCTGATCAAGCCGTATCAAGTATACATGGAGACGGGGCACATCGGTCCCGATCTGCTCTGCATACGCGACGAGAACGAGCATCCCGTGCTCAAGGATGATGCACCGCAGTTGCTCATGCACATGGTCGAGGGCTCGACGTACGAGAACGCGGACAACCTCGAACCCGACTTCATCCAGACGCTAGAGAGCACGTACCGTGGTAGCATGCGCGACCGCTTCCTGCTCGGTGGCTGGGGGTCGTACGAGGGCCTCGTGTACCCGCAGTTCAACGCGATAACACATGTTATCCCGTACGACGATGTCATGGACTACCTCGGTGACTTGCAGCAGCGGTTCTACGAGACGCACTTCATCGAAGGCTACGACTTCGGCATCGCTGTACCGTCGTGCTACCTGTGCGGGTTCAGCGACGCGTGGGGCAACGTGTTCATCATCGACGGGTTCTACCGCAAGGGCGAGGACATGCCCGTCGAAGTGCAGCGTGACGAGATCACGAGGCTGCGCAACAAGTACGGCATCATGGGCAACCAGCCGGTGATGGCCGATCCGAGCATCTTCCGTCGCACGTCCGCGAGCAACCGCACGGTTGGCAACAGCACTGCCGACATCTTCTGGCAGAGCGGCAGTGGCATCCGCATGGTGCGCGGCAACAACGACATCATGAATGGCATCATCAAGGTGAGCGCGTATCTCGCACCGATGAAGCTGCATCAGCACCCACTGACGGGTGAGCATGGTGCCCCGCATCTGTACGTGGTCGATACGCTCGACTTCGTGCAGGACGAGTTCGGCACCTACATGTGGGCGGTGAACAGCCGCAGTGAGCGTGACGACAAGCCGCGTGACAAGGACGATCACGCGATGGATACGCTCAAGTATATGCTATCGCGTCGTCCCGAGATCGCCAAGCTGCCGCAGTTCGCGATCCCGAAGGTGCCATCGTACATGTCGTGGCAAGAGCGCGCGGTCCCGTCAAGAGCACAGCAGAAGGCGCACAGGTATGGCTAAGCCCGGTGAGAGCGGCGTCGAGGACACCATCGAGAGCGAGATCGCACGCGGCGATGACAGCATCATCGAGCCGAAGCGTCGCACGAAGGCGGCACCGACGTACCGCATGGTGGGTGACAGCCGCATCGCCGTGTCGAAGGCGCATGGCAAGCTGTGGCAGACACGGCGTGATCAGGCAGCGACCAAGCGTAAGCAGGACGACATCGTCCGCGCGTGGGATGAGGCGCTGCGCTACTACCGCAACGACCAGATCGCGCACCGCTATGGCGACGACCCGGAGGCCGACGGTGGTGAGGATGGCGCACGGCATCTGACGCGCAGCTTCTCCGAGACGGAGAACATCGTGTTCGCCAACACGAGCGCGTTGGTGCCGCTGCTGTACGCGAAGAACCCGAACGCGGAGTTCACCGCCAACGATCCGCAGGACGAGAACGCGACGACGCTGATCGAGAAGCTGATAACGCGTGTTATGTCGCGTCGCTCTGCACCGGGCATCAACCTGAAGCCGAAGATACGCAAGTCTGTCGTCATGTGCACGCTCTGCAATGCTGCGTACATGGAGGTCGGCTACACGTTCCGTGAGCAGAGCAGCGAGGCCGCGGTGCAGGACATCGCGACGCTGTCGGCAGAGCTGGAGAAGGCGAAGGACCCGCAGCAGGTCGAGATCATCGAAGGCAAGATACAGGCGCTAGAGGACACAGTCAGCGTGCTGCGTCCGAGTGGGCCGTGGGTGAAGTACCGTCGCCCGCAGGACATACTGTTCGACACCGATGCAGTCGAGGACGATCACTCGGACGGCCAGTGGATGATGGTGCGTGATCACATCAGCACGTCGTACCTGAACGCGAAGTTCGCACAGCGTCAGGGGCAGAAGCTCGTCAGCGTGTACAAGCCGACGCACGTGCTCAAGCGTGGTGACGCCAGCGGTGGTGACGGCCACAATAGCGCCGAGCAGGAGATCGCCAACGCGTCGATCTTCAACGATGACGGCAAGACGAACACCGCGCAGGACTTCGGCTACGACGACGATGCGACGTTCAAGAAGGCGCAGCGCACGTGCGTGTGGTGGGTCTGGGACCGCACGACCATGCGCGTGCTGCTCTATGCCGACAAGGACTGGACGTGGCCCATCTGGGTGTGGGATGACCCGTATCACTTGCAGGGGTTCTTCCCGCTGTACAAGCTACAGTTCTACACCGACCCCGAGGAGCCGATGTCGAAGGGCGAGGTCACGTACTACCTCGACCAGCAGGACGCGATCAACACGATCAACAGTGAGTTCAAGCAGGCGCGTCAGTGGGCGCGTCGCAATCTGTTCTACGACAAGAACAAGGTGTCGAAGGACGAGGTCGAGCGGTTCCTCAAGGGTGACGAGGATGTCGCCATCGGTGTCGATGTCCCCGAGGGCGCGACGCTGAAGGACATGGTGCAGGCAGTCGTGCCACCGTCGATGCAGTTCATTCAGCTGTTCGACAAGGCACCGATCCTCGAAGCCATCGACCGCATCTCGTCGGTGCAGCCCGTCATGCGTGGTGTCGAGTTCAAGACGAACACGACCAACCAAGCGATTAACCAGTACAACAGCATCCAGCAGACGCGCACCGATGAGAAGATCGACGCCGTCGAGGACTACATCGGGCAGATCGCGTGGGCAGTCACGCAGATGTGCTTGCAGTTCATGTCGCAGGCGGAGGTCGCGTCACTGATCGGTGACACGTACGCGCAGCAGTGGCAGAACCTGACTGCCGAGGACATCGAGCGCAAGTTGCAGATGACCGTTGTAGGCGGCAGCACGCAGAAGCCGACGAGTGAGGCCAAGAAGCAGCAGGCGCTCAACATGGGTCAGGTGTTGGGTCAGTTCGTCAACGCGGCACCGCAGCCTGTGCTACTCACCATGCTCAATGTCATGCGACAGGCGTTCAACGACGTGATCCCCGACGAACAGTGGCGCATGCTCATGGAGCAGATCGGTGGATCGGCGACGGTCGTAGGCGAGAAGGAGGCAGGTGCGGGCGGTGGCGACGATGCGATGGCACAGCTTGAACAGATCGTGGACCAGCTACCACCGCAGGCCAAGATGGCGCTCGGGCAGGCGATGGCACAAGGCGTACCGGTGCGCGAGGCAATAGGCCGCATCGTGCAGCAGATGCAACAGGCGCAAGGTGGTGCGCCTGCCGAGGGTGGACCGCCAGCACCGGGCGGCGCACCGAATGGAGCTGCACCACCGCAGCAACCGCAGGCGTAGGAGAGGACGCGACATGCCCGTACGAGACGGTAACGACCCCGGCACTATGGAGTTCGACTTCGGCACTCCCGAGTTGAACGATCCCGAGTACGAGAACAACGTAGGAGACATTGACAGTGGCACGCCGTCTAACGCGCCCGCTGACGGTGCACAGTCGGGCGCTGCGCCTACGTCACGGACTACTGAGCAAGCGGTCTCTGCCGAGCGCGACGGCACTCCGACTGGCAACGCAGATCAGCCGGGCCAAGGCGCTGACGGAGATGGACAGCGACCGGGTGTACGTGGCGGTACACGAGACGACGGAAAAGGAAACCTCGTAGACGCGCAGGGCAACATCGTTGCAGCGGCTGGTGCCGAGCGTCGTCACTACGAGCGTGTGCAGCAGCAGACGCGCTACATCTCTCGCCTAGAGAACGACCTCACCGAAGCGCGCAAGGCTGCGTCGATGACGGGCGTGCTCAATGATGTACCTGCGAAGCTCGGCCTCGACGGACGCGAGACTGAGATGGGCATGCAGATCGTTGCGTCGTTCAAGAAAGACCCGGTTGCGACCGCACGTTGGGCCTTGCAAGAGACGATGCGCATGGGTTACACTCTCGCGCAGATCGTAGGCGAGGCGGCGCAAGGACAACCGCTTGGTGGGTCAATGGACCTGCAAGCAGTCCGCGCCATGATCAATGATGCGGTGCATCCACTCGTCACCGACCGCGCGACGGCAGAGCGCAATGCGCAGAACGATGCCGCCGCCGCGCGAGACTACGAAGCCTTCATCGCCAAGCATGACCATGCCAGTGTGCATGATGACGTTCTTGCAGCGATGTTGACGCAGGACAAGGGCCTTACGCCCGAGGTCGCGTACTGGCAGCTACGTGAATACGCTGCGAAGAACGCCCTCGACTTCACGCAACCCCTCCGTGCGCAGGTGCTCGCACGACAGGGACAGCCACAGGCAGCACCGAACGGTGGCGCTCCGGTCGCGCGTAACGGACAGATGCCCATGCCCAACGGCGGCAACCCCGTCGCAGACATGCGCAGTGATCCCGAAATGGCGAGCCCCGACGACAGTTGGGATACCATCGTGCAACAGAGCTTGCGCACCGCAGGCTACAACTAACGGAGCTAACACATGCCCGGTTACGCGACACCGCCGTATCATGCCGGTGGATCGACGCCGCTGGACACCGTGCTGCACTCGACCATGACCAAGAGCCGCAAGAAGCTCATCATGGCGGCGATCAAGAGCAACGCGCTACAGGCGTGGGCGTTCGCGACCGGTCGTGTCGAGTACGAGGACGGTGGACATGAGATCACCAACCCGTTGACGGTCGGGCGCAACCCGAACGTCGCGTCGTACGAATACTACGACCAACTCCCGATGGCGCAGACGAACGAGTTCGAGACGGTGCGCTACAACTGGTCGCGTGTCGCCGGCTCGGTGATCATCAGCGATCAGGAGGAGGACGAGAACCGCGGTACCGCGCAGATATTCAAGCTGCTGCGCGCGAAGATGGAAGTGCTGGAGGAGTCCATCAAGGACAAGTTCAGCGGCTACCTGTACGGCGCCGGTGCTGGCACGGACCCGCTCGGTCTGGCAGTGCTCATCCCCGACGACCCGACGACCGGCGTGCTCGGTGACGTGGATCGCGCTACCGAACCGCAGTGGCGCACGTCGTCGTACCAGTTCGCTGGCACCCTCGATCAGACGAACATCGAGGAGGCGTTCGACGACGTGATGATGGACCTCACGATGAAGGGTGACAAGCCCGACATCATCCTGTGCGGTCGCAACATCATGCGTCTGTATCGTGCGGCGGTGCGCGACAAGGTCATCTTCGCCCTGTCGGACACCAAGAACGGCTCGCGCATGGCGGACCTCGGCTTCGGCGGCGTCACGTTCAACAACGTGCCGATGGTCTACGACGAGGACTGCCCGGTCAACAAGTGCTACTTCATCAACTCGAAGTACCTGCGCCTGCACATCCTGCGGCACGTCAACATGAAGGTCAAGCAGCTCGTTGCCCCGTGGGACACCGACGCGCATGGCCGGCGTGTCGTCTGGCAGGGGCAGTGGTGCATGTGGAAGGCGTTCCGCACGCACGCCGTCGTCTCCAACTGACGTAACTACCGCAGGCGGTAACATGCGTTATCGCCTGCGCTGCACGACCCCTGCAACTGCATGCATAGAGAG